AGATGGAACAAGGCAGCAGGTAGAGTTCTTCGAGGACTGACCTTGCGCCGACAGGCAGAAGCCGCTATGCTGTGAATGTCTCCCTGATGGGCGAAAGCCCTTAAAGCCTCTTCGTAGGCTTTTTTTTCGCCCACTCAGCCATGATGTACTTTTCTAGATACTCACGGCCACGCTTACCTCTAGCTTTTTCAATACCCTCAAGGTACGTTTTACGGTTGCCTTTTGGCATTGAGAGGACAAATCTGGCTTCACACTCTGCTCGGTGATGCTCTCTATCGTCGTAAACCTGTGCTGATTCGCGCACTCACGCCTCCTCTTTTCCCCTCGCGTTTCAAGTACAAACGTCCAGACTCCGCACGTTGGACAGCGCATGTTTTCTTCGATCCTCGTAAAAGATTCCCAAGTCCCATACGCTAGACACAGTTTTCCGCATCTTTGCTTTTGAGCGTTTGTTGTACTCTTGTCTGCTCAGTTTCGGAGGCTTCTTAGCTTCTTTGCCTGGGCCATAAGCATAGAGTGCGCGAGGATACAGCCTTCCACCATCTTCGTCACGCCGATAGCCTGAGATGTGATAGTGGTCACATCCCTGAAGAGCGGCGGCGATCTGGTTAACGTGCTTAATCTTTAACTGCTCTGCCAACTCTCTGGCTGTCATGGGGCCAAGTTCTTGCAGGAGAGTCAGGATTCTCAATCTTATAGGGACAGGGGCCGGAGCCTGTGAAAGGCGACATCCAAACTTGCCATTGCCCAGACGGAAAGGACCGTCTTTGGCAACCGAAACATCTGTCGTCAAGCCACGATCCCCAGTTTTCATCATGGTATTTAATTCCATCACATCTTGCTACGTTACTCATCAATCTTCCCCAGTGCGTCTTGGATGAGTTCTCTGACTTCGATCATTGCATCTCGAAACTGCTCAGGGTCATCGAGGTGCTTTAGAGCGCTTCTAAGACGGTTGTCGGCAGACCAGAGTGCCGCCCATGCAATACCTGCTTTGAAGGCTTGCTCGACCTGTAAAGCCTCATCTGGCAGGTTGAATTGCATGATGACCTTCATAGGAACTGCTCAAAGTTAGGCGGCTTCCAGCCCTCAGGCTTCAGAACTTTCCCCGATGGTGCCTTCTGAAATCGTCCATCCACCTGCTTATCCGAAATGTTAGATCGATGAAGCTCTGCCCAGGCACTACCAAGGCGAGGCCCAACAAGCGTATAAGCCAGACAAAGAGATACCCAAGCAAGATCAAGTGATGCATCAAGAAGCTCGACAGGGTTCGCATCCAAGTCAATCGGTTCTTTCCTAATGGAAAAAGACGCGCCATCAAGGACTCCTATTGCTCTGCGTAGCTCTACGGACAAGGATGGACACTGGAGCGACTCCAGCATTTCCTTAGCCTCTTCCAGAACTAGGGATGTGTAGAGTTCTGTGTGGAACTGGTGTCCTACACCCTCGACCCATTGCTCAACCGATTCGATTGGATTCATCCAGCTTCTCCATGATTCGCCTCAGATAGATCGCAAGATCAAGGCTTTCCTCGTAGGCGTGTTGAACCCATTGGCGCAGTTCAAGAGGGTTTTCAGATACGGTGGTGCCGTACTTAGCGATCCCCATCTGCTGACGCCTAACGATGTCTACGCAAACCCGGCTTTCAGTTCCTGTTGCTGGCATAGGAGGATACTTATAGATGTTGGATGCGGTGAACATTTTTAGCGAGAAGCCAGCGGTCCCCTAGGCGGATCACCGAGCGCACCCAGGCGCGTTGATTGTGGCGATCCAAGTGAGGAATACCGCAGTGGAAAAGAGTCTTGGCGTGTCGGAGAAGTTTTTTAGTAGTCATAGATTTCCACCCAATCAATAGCCAGGATGTCGTCAGAACGCAGGTTGCAGTAAGAAAGATGCATCAGGAAATTGATGCTGATGAAGTCTGTTCCATGCCATGCTTTTCGACGGACTTTCTTCCCGTCTTTCATCGCCAGCAGAGCCATGCTGAAGCACATCTCTCCTGTGGATGGATCATAGAAGTGCTTCATCGGCTTCCCTCAGAATTTGGTCTTGCAGTTCTTTCTTGGTCGGTGGTTTGACCGTACCGAAAGGCCAGCAAGGCGGGGCGTTCTTGGATTTGGTTCCGTCTGGTTTAGTGAACATGATCAATCCTAAAATGGGATGTCGCTCTCATCATCCCAATCATCATCGCGGGTGCCTTTCTTAGCGCCCGCGGTCTTCTCAGCCTTGCCCACAAACTCTAGGGCGTCGATAGTGCCGCGCATGTTGTGGTAGGTCTTGCCGTCTTTCCCCTCATAGACCTCAATATGAATGTCCTTCATATCCACAAAGATCAGCGTCCCCTTGCCAAGAAACGGAGCGAGAGAGTCAGCCCGGTCACCAAACAACGAGGCTTGAATCCACTGCGAAGGCTTCTTACCATCACGATCTTTCTGACCGTAGTTGTAAGCCAGGACCAAGTTTGCCACGGTTACGCCACTACGGGTAGAGCGAATCTCGGCATCCTTACCCAAACGACAATTTCCAATCAATCGCATCATTCTTCCTTTAATTGATATTCGGCAAATTGCTTGCCGTTGCGTTGTTTCATAACCTGTCGGATGTCGTATCCCGCTTTGCGTAGTTCGTGGATACGCGCAGCAAGACGAAAACACCCAACCTTTTGCAGGGCATCCTGTGGTGTCAGGGGCCCCTGTCGGAGAAGTTCAACTATTTGATGGCACTGTGATTCCATTAAGTTTCTCCACAATCAAATCAACCTCAGTCAAGAACTGAGAGACCTCATTCTCAAGTTCTTTGATCTTCTGGGCATCGGTGTTTACCCTATAGATTGCCAACTGGAGGTGTTCTGGAAATCTGGGATCAAAGGACACGAAGTCGCACCACGGTCTACCCGTCACCGCCATCTGCCAGTACATCTGCGGCAGGTACTCGGGGTCTGCCGATCCGCGAAGCAAGTTGTCTAGGTGAGTCGCTGAGTTAGGACATTTGATCTCTATCAGTCCCTCACCTGAGAAACCATCAGGAGACGCCCCAGACATCGGAATTGTCGGGTGGTCAATGAATCCTACGTCTTCAATCAATTGACCAGTGCGGTTCTCATATGCAAGTTTTGCATAAGGTTCATGATCGATGCCATGCTGCATAGCCGCGTTGGTGAAGCCTTCCTTTTTGGACCCGGTAAGTCGCTCGAGAGCCAACTCAACAGCGTAATTCTTACGCGAGGCAGATGCCCCGGTTTTGGTCTTGGCAACAATGTCCTTAATTCGGGAAGCTGTTGCTTTACCAACACGGGCTAAAAACCATTCAGGCGTCTGTTGTGTGTTCATCTTGTTTTCCAACTACACCTCGCCAAGGGAGGTTCTGTGCAAGGGTCGGGCCGAGGTTGACTCTTAATGCTGCTTCGCTCGGAGTCTCGGCACCTAGATACCAATGCTCTCCATCCCAGTAGCAAAACCTGAGAAGTGGAGCATTGCCAGACCAAGTGCGGAACTTTCGTTCATAGACCCCAACTCGAACAGGATCAACACCATCAAACCACTCAGTTCTTGTTTGCATTCTTCAGTGACTGACCGTGAGTAGCCCAGAGCTTCGCCTTCATAGGGCTTGCAGGAATGGCTCCAAAAGCCTTCTGGAGGGCTTCTACGCTCTCCAAAGCGGCTTCCCTAAGCCTGGGTAGTTGTTCGTCCTCAAAAGCCTTGTAGGTCGCATCTACTTCATGCGAATCAGACTCAGAGTCGTTGTCGCCTTCAGTGGGGATCGCAAAAGCCTGGAGCGCAGCGTACTTGTAGGCGGCAGACATTGCCTTGTTGGTAGCTTTGTCTGCCGAGTCCATCGCTTCACCGTAGGTTTTGACGATGTGCTTTGATCCGTCTTCTGCGCTGATGAAGTCAAACTCGACCTCAACAGTGACGTAGAACAGAATCCCTCCCTTAGAAGATGGACGCTCGGCAACCTCTCGACTTAGTACGCGAGGAAGGATGCAAAGGCCAGCTTCTGCCAGGAGAGGGGACAAAGCGTTGTAGACATCATCAATGCCGCGAAACGTATAGTTCTGCTGCTGGTTTTTGCGGTCTTTGGTGATGCCTGTTTTGGCTAAAGACTTCTGAACCTGATTGATTGCTTTATAGACTTTCATACCTTGAATTCATCAATAGAGCGACCGTTATTGATGTGAGTCTTCAGCCACTTAGCCATGATGCCGCGACCAGACCAAGTGTTCTCTCCGTCGCGATACTTGGGAACTACGGGCTTGCGCTCTTTAGCGACCTTGACCTTGGGTTGCTTTGCAGGCGGCTCCCAGTTCGAGACAACTTCTTTGTCCCAAAAAACCATCTTGGTATCGGTCTGGATAGGAAGCGGAAACTGGCCCTGCTTCATGTACTTATGAACCTTGCCGCGAGTAGTCCCCAGCAAAGCGCAAACACCATTGATAGATAGAAACATCTTGTGTCCTTTCGTGTCTTGTGACGGTTAGATTGTGGAGGTCAAATTTTAACGTGAGAGTAGGTGTTTTCCCTAAGTTGTTGAATCCACTTCAGGGCTTTGCCGGTGCAGATTTGTGAGCCTGTGACTCGGAGAACCCTCCAGCCCAGGCACATTGCTTCTGCGTACTTCTCTGCGTCTTTCTCAAAACCGGAACCTCGGGTGTGTCGGCCCCCGATCCAAGTACCACCTTCAACCTCGACGGCCAGCATGTGGGCAGGCCAAACCATGTCTAGTCGCCACCTACGTTTAGGGTGGAACTTGTGCTCTAGCCCAGGCTCCTCTATGCCTGCTGCGCGAAGTTGGTCGAGAAGGAGAAGCTCTAGGTTAGACATGATCTGCAAACAAATCTAGATTGCTATCCTCTTGTTTTGACTTAACAATCAAAGGCTTGTATTGATTCAATTCTTTTGACCATCGCATCTTTTTGCCTGTAGGTTGATCTGTCCTTCTTGCATTGCCATCGGTATGTTTCCATTGACCTCCTCCAGCAATGCCATCGCAAGTCCATCCGCTGGCTTTTAGAGATATTCCGGTCTCTTCATCTGCAAGAATATAGGTTTGTATTTTAATAAACCCTAGTTCTTTGCTTGCTCTTGCCGCAGCAGAATAAAGCATTGAGCAAACATTTTTGGTTCCGTCGCTTACAAGCCGATTGACTTCTATAACTTGCGATGGGTGTCCAGCAAGTCTAGCAACTGGTCTTCCTACAACTGCTGCACCATGCAAGCATCCAGTTTCATCAATAACTCCAATGCTAAACCTGTGCCCAATACAAGGTTGATGATGCCTATGCCAATTTAAGATGGCATTATTTGCGTCCTCAAGTTCTATAGGCACAACAAACAATTTCATGCCATCAACCTCTTAATCGTAATATTTAAAGCATCAATTTCTTCCATCTTGCGAATCTTCCAGGCAAACCTCTGTCCATGCCAGCCCATGCGCGGACCCGTATGACATTCAGGACACAGTGCTATACAGGTGTACTGAAGACCCTGAACCATGTGGTGAGCTTCAGAAGGCCCAGGTGCATCACAAACGCTACATGCCAACGTTTTCACCATAGCAAGGTGCCTACGCTCGGCAGGATTGAGTTTATTGTTCAAAAACCACTCCAAGATTCATGGCCGCATAACTTTGCACATTTTCCATATACTCACCAAACTCAGATACTGACATCTGAGTAGTTGACTTTCTACGGGTGATGATCTCGCCATCAGGCAGAGTTAACTCATCGCATACGCCAAACTTACGCGCAAACATCTCATGCCAAACGTCTGAGTCATATTGCTTGCCATTGACAAATGCCTGTTGAGAAATCGTCTTGTACAGATAACCCCACAATCGAGCATTCTGAGCAGTATTGCGTTTAGCTTCCTCAGTAGTAACTATGAGTCGGATTGGGGTTCCTTTATCTGCAAAAGCCTGGGCGTTTCCTTTGATGACTGCACAGAATGCTGTCCAGATATTGGGGTTTCGGAGGACAAATTCACGGTACATGGTGTTAATGGTAGAAATGAATCAGTCCAATAAAGATGGAACTTGTTGTACTCGCATACTCGCTCAATAACAATGTCTGATTCATTCTTGTTTAGTCATGCGTTGCGCTCCTTCAGCGCGGCGTACAGCGGCACAGCTTTCACGCCCTTCTCCGCGCTCATGGCGTCCATGTACTCAGGCTTCCAGACAAGGTGCGGGCCGTGCGTGGTGCCGTCATGCTTAATGCCAACGTACATAAACGCCACAGGCTCCTGCTCCGACTGCGCCAGAGCGGCGTTCCGTGCCTCCTCATACTCCCGCTGCTGTCTGTCGCGCTCCTGCGTTTGTTCAGCAAGCTCCTTCTGCAAGCGCCAGTTGGCGTGTCGCTGCTTCATCCATTCAACTTCTTTCTCGTGCTGCTCCAGCGCGGCGCGGAGGGCGGTGATGGCCGCCCAAGCAGGACGCCACGCCTTGCAGTCGCCACAGGTCGGCTCACCGCATTCATCTTCTGCGCCTTCTGCCATAGCTTCCAACGCCTCTAGCGCCTGCTGGGCGGCGGTTCTCAGGTTACTCATAGTTCTTCCCTTCGCTCAATCAACTTCTTAACCTCAGCCTGAACAGTCCTAAGAGTCTCGCCCCTAACAAGATCAATCAACTCATTGTTGTCAATCTTCATCGAGGTTAGATAAAACTCCCCAGGCTCTCCAGGCTCCCATGAGTCAGGATGTCCGTGCATGCGACCAGGATCGCCAGCAAAGTAATAAAACTCCACATCCCAATCAATACCGTATACGTTCACTATCATGCAATTCTCTTGTTTAGCAAATAAGACCAGATAGCTCCACCAGCAACCTTGGCTACAAATTGCATAGCAACGATGTGAGGCATCAAAGCGCCAAAAGCTAACGTCGGGAAAACAAGTGAGTCAACTGCTGCGCCAGCAAGGTTGTCTTTAAGCGAACGTGAAGCCAATCGCGCAAGGCCAGATCGAGGCCAATCAAAATGAAAGCATTGATCGGGCTTATGCTAGGGCCAAATGCGGCCACAGAAAGATTAGCCAGCACCATTGCTGATGCGTAAATGGAGATTGCTGTCAGAAGCATAGTTGTCCTTGAAGAGGGTTATCAGTCCACTCAGTTGGTGGGTTGGTTGAATCAATGCGCTTTGCCATGCAGCCGGCGCACTCTTTCTTTTCTGCATGATGCAGGGCTACGTTGGTGGAATCTGCGCTGGCTAGGGGCCACGGACCTGAAGATTGACCAAGCATTCTCATGCCATGAACCCAAGGAAGTTGCCGCCCGTATCGCTTTGAAAGAGCGTTAAATGCCTCGTCCATACGACTGCACCAGAGATCAGTTCCGATCTGCCAGTACATGCCTGCACTTCCAAAGCACACCTTGCCCCAGTCATCGCAGAGTTCCAGTAGGTAATCAATCGGAAGCCCGAGGTGCCACACAGGGATGCCAAGATCTTTCCTGAACGGCCAAGTCTTCACCATTTCCCGTTGTTGCTCCACTGTTCCATCAATTACATCTGGCACCACGCCCCAGTTTGGGTGAGTAAGGAGTGGCTCTACCCAAGCGTAGAAACCGTGAAGATCAAACGGCTTGCCAAGCGTCTTGCAAGAGAAGGCTCCGTTGTCCAGCATCAAAGACTGGCCCAATCTTTTGCACCGATCAAGGGAATCCGGGCGGGCAAAACTTATGCAGAAGTGCTTACCGCCCATAGTCTCCAGCGCCTTGATGGGCGTGATTGGAGTCCCGTGATAGTGAATCATGCAATCCTCTTAATCTTCAACATTTGACGAACCTTGTCAGGCATCGGGGCCGACAGTTTTTCATCCTGCCTGATCTTGACCAATGCGTCATCCTGGGATTTACCCTTAGTCCGCTTCTCAACCCAATCGGCCTTGAATCCCTGCCAGCCGCGAACGCAGCACTCCTGAAGAGCCTCCTCCAACGTCCAGCCTGCTGCTTCTGCCTCGCGCTTGATGCCCTCCAGGGCTGCCGATGTGACCGGGGCTTTCTTTGTTTTCCGCAATTGAAGGAAGGAATCCCAAACAGAAACAGAGACGCCTTCAGGCGGATGTCCCTTTGTCTCTTTCTTTGTCTCTACCTCTGTCTCTGTCTCTGTCTCTGGTATAGCAACCTGCTTGCGTTCTGCTAGCGTCTTGCTAGCAACATGCTTGTCGTCTGCTATCACCTGATCTTCAGCGATAAAAAAGCCATTTGAAATCAATGGCTTAAGACCTTGGTCTACTTCTTTGTCAGTGAGGTGTAAGCGAAAAACTAGCTCTTCAGTCGATCCGTCAAAGGTTCCGTCCTCTGACTCGCTTGCTAGCAACCAAAGCAAAGGTGCTAGCGCCTTGCTAGCAACAGGCAAGCGCATGAACTGCCTGTCATTAAGCAGTTCTCGGTGGAGTTTTATCCAGGGCGGGTTGCGGTTCTTGTAGTGCTGGAACCGATCCCAGTTTCTCGGGCACATCTTCATGTCCATCTCCAGGACGCTTGAGGGATGGGGTTTGCACCCCTCCGAAAGCCGAGGGTCTGGGCCTTGCGGCTGATCCAGTCCCCATCTCTCAAGCGCCCTCTTTCTGTCGCGTTATCCGCCTTGGTGCAAACAAGACGGGGCTAGGGCATCCGCTTTGCGCGGACGATTGATTGTTACACGATCTCCAGATACGATGTCAAGCATGCATCATCCAGTACCTGCTCTTGCTGTGACATTGCTCAACGCAGTGACTGTGATGAAGATGATGCAGCTACAGACGAAGAGCGCCGCCCAGAAAGAGGCCTTATCTTTTTGCGATGTTTTTGGGCATATGGCAATCAAATTTATACAGAACTACCAAGGTCTATACGGAGTAATCACAACTTATCCACAGTCAACTGTGGTTAACATTAAAGACCCAGTGGCGTTTCTGACACAAATCCTGGCAAGCATAGACATGCTGCGTAAGGTTGAGGGATTCCCGCAAGAGAGTTACCTACAAAACACCGTGGACGACATCTGCAACACCATCTGCAACGCGCTCTATAGACTACGCCACCTAGACTGACAACTATGCCGTTGCGTAAAACCAAGCAAGGATGGTTCTGGGGAAACAAAGGACCGTTTCCTGACAAAGCCAAGGCTCTGCAAGCTGCAAGAGCGGCTTATGCGTCAGGTTACAAAGGCGAGTCCGACAAAAAAGTCTTGGTGATGATGGCAGAAAATAAATTTTTTCAATCTGAACTAATTAAGTGAATTTTTTTTCA